AACGCCAGCGGCTGCGCACCCAGTGTATCCGGGTGCGCAGCCGCTGCTGTGCTACTCGCTGGCGCTGTCCGTGCTGCTCGTGCTGTCCGACGCCGCTGCCACGTCGGGCACGGTCTCGGCCGAGAGTTGTTCGGCCGTCAGCTTGGACGGGGCGGCCTTCCGGGGCCGCCGGGCGGCACGCTTGCGCGGCTTCTTCGCGGCGCCGCTGGTGGCCGTCTGCGGGCCGCTTGCAGCCTTCCGGGCCGTGGGTGCCGTCTCGGTCTTCGGGGCGGCCACAGCGTCCGGCTGCGGCGCCTCGGGGCCACCGTAGCGGTACCCGTCCACGAAGGCGCCTTCCAGCAACTCGGGCGGTACGTCGGGGTACAGGTCCAGCGGGACGTCCGTCCCGGTGCTGCTGGACGTCTGCAACTTCGGCGTCTGCGCCAGGGCCCACCGGGCGAAGGCGCGCCGCTGCTCGTCCGCCGGTTCGATGTGCACTACGCCGCTCATGCTGCCACCGGCCCACAGAAGCAGGGGTCCAGGGACACGCGGACGGCTGCGGCCATGCAGCACGAGACCTCGGCAACGAACGTGGACTCTGCGACCGCGCGCCGGTCGTTGGTCACCGTGTTGACCCCCTGCCACTCAGCGGACAGCGCCAGGCTCGGCACGTCCCGGCGAACCCGCATGGGCGGTGTGACGTACAGCCACGCTTCCCCGGCCGGGGCTGCCGCGCCCGGCGTCTGCGGCGCGGTGTACGGGCCGACGCTGGCCGCGTAGCCAGCACCGAGGACCACCCCGTTGCCGGCAAGCGTGGTCGGGCAGGTCTCGTCCGAGGCGAACGGCACGAGGTAGTTGGTGGACAGCAGCGAGGCCGCACCCACCGGCACGTGAAGCAGTCCGGTCCCGCCGAAGTTCCGGGCCAGCCAGTCTTCCAGCAGCCCGATGGCGCTGACGATGTGGACCGCGCCACCCGCCGGGGTCAGGTCGCTGCCCAGCGCCATCTTCGCCAGGCCGCGCTGCATGAAGAACGCTTCCAGCGTGAACTGCTCGCCCATGCGCAGCTGGTCCAGGGCGCGCGACTGTGCCTCGGGGAAGCTGACGCCGAAGGTGGAACACTCGACACCCGCGTACGCGGTGACCGGTTCGAACGAGCACGCCTCGGGGCGGTCGAACAGCTTCTCGGCCGGGTTGACCCACGGCACCAGGATGTTGTCCGGATCCGGGGCCGGGCAGTCCTGCCACGGGTTGGACTCAGCGCAGGACATGCTGATCATGTCCGTGCCGTTCAACTCGTGCATGTCCGTGGTGGTGACCACGTCCACGCAACCGCCCAGCAGACCGTTGGGCAGCGGATCGGACGTGATCGGCGGAACGAGTGCCCGCAATCCTGCACTGGGCATGGTGGCCCCTTCCTGGTTGGGTGGCGCTGCCAGTCTAGCGGTGCAAAGGGAACGGCCCCCGCCGTCAAGCGGGGGCCGTTCCGAGGCTGCTGACTGACCCTTACGGGACGACGGGGCAGAGTTCCACGGCGTTGCGGCGGCCGACCGAGCCGTCCGGGCAGACGTCCACGGTGACGAGACGCGCGAGGCCGAGACGGTCGATGAGCATGACCGCTTCCTCGCTGAAGATCTTCTCGTCGTTGGTGGCCACGGTCACCGAGTCGATGATGACGCCGAGGTTAACCTCGGGGCCACGACCCAGCTGGAAGTTGCCGGACGGGTAGATCATGAACTCGACCGCGTCCGGCCACGTGGTGGCCAGCGCGGTACCGCCGATGTCCGTGGGGACCGCAGGCGCGAGACCACGGGCCCACTGGACCTGGACGCCGAGCCGGGCGAACGCGGTGGTGAGCCGGGACACGTCAAGGTCTTCGAGCGCCACGCCTTCCTGCCGCGCCAGGTCGGACAGGAACAGGTTGCGGGTCCACCAGGGGAAGACCACTTCGAGCTGTGTCGAGTCGCAGAGGTTGTAGCGCTCGATCATGTCGGCGGCCTGAAGGGCGACCGCTTCGTACACCGCCGAGAATGCGGCGAAGGACGCCCGGACGGTAACCGCGCGCGTCGGGACAGCAGCGATGATCGCGGCACGGGCCGTGTCGTACGCCTCGGTCTTGATCCGGATCTCGTGCGCCACCATGGCGTTGCGCACGTACCAGTCGATCAGCTCGGGGAAGAACCGCTGCGTGAGGATGCCGGCCGAGAGGCAGACGCCCTGCGCCTGCGCGCGGACGTCGATGGGTGCCGGGCACGGGATCTCGAAACACGGCTTCGTGTTGCCCGCGATGTCGTCCTGTTCGGTGTGCACCCACGTGAGCGCCGCGACGTCCAGCGCGGGGGTGCGGAAGAACCGCAGCCCGCCCCGGTTGATCTGGACCTCGGGAAGGTCCCAGAGCATGTCCGGGCACGCGATGTCCGTGATGTCGTAGACGGTCTCGGACGGGGCACACCAGCCACCGGCCGCCACGAGGTCCCCGCCGTTCAGGCGCCGCTGGTCCGCCGCGTGCATGAGCGCGGTGGATCCCTCGGGGGCCGAGGACGAGTCCTTCACGATCAGCTCATCCGGGAACGGCAGCTTGTACGACGCCACCAGACCGGTACCACCACCGGCCGTCTTCAGCCCGGTCGCGCGCCGCATGACGCCGTCCGTGATGTCCGAGAGGTTGACCACCTCACCGGGGCGGAAGCCGGGGACGTCCACGGACGCCGTGATCTCGATACCGTCCGGGACCTCGGGGGCCAGGTAGCGCGCCATCCCGGTGCCGGTGCCGGACTGCTTCGCGCGGACAGCCGCCAGGTTCAGCGACGTGCGGCGGACACCGGACGCGGTGACGACCTCGGTCGGTTCGATCACCTCGGGCGCGGCCGGCGCAGCCTCGGTCTCGGCAGCAGCTGCCACGTCCTCGGTGGCGGCCGGGTCACCCTCACCGGAAGCGGACACGTCCTCGGTGGCTTCGTCGCCGAACACGTCGGCGGTCAGAGCGTCGATCTCGGCAGCGGCGGCCTCGGCCGCAGCGGTGCGTGCCGCGCGCTCGTCCTTCAGCGTCTGGATGGACGCCTTCAGGGTGCGAAGGTTCGGCAGCGTCTGCGGGGTCACCACGGTTGTCTTCGAGACGGTCTGGAAGGACCGGACCGCTGCGGCCAGGTTACTGTCCAGGTCTTCGTCCGTCAGCGCGGTGACGTCCACCGGAAGTTCGTACATGTCAGCCATCGTGGCAGTCTCTTTCTCAAGTGAAAGGGACCCGGCCTAACGCCAGCAGCTATCGCACATGATAGCCGCTGGCGTGGACAGGTCCGGGCAGGTTGCTTAGACGCTCTGGCCTGGGGACAGGATGGTGGCCGAGGCGAAGCGCGCGGCCACGGTGTCGGCCGCGTCCGAGTTGGTGGTTTCGTAGACCTGACGTCCGCTCACCATGACTCGATAGGTGCCGGACGGGGCGGGTGTGCCGGTGCCGGTGGCACGGGCGCGGTTCTTCGAACAGGCGCAGGCCATCGCGTCAGTTCCCTTCTGTTCCGGTGGTGTCAGGGCCCATCGTACGGGCTTCCGCCAGCAGTGCTTCCAGCTCTGCCGCTTCGTCCCGCTTGCGCGCTTCCGCCTTCTCGGTGGCGGCCACCAGGGCTTCGGCCAGCCGGTCATAGTCGATGGACGCAGCCAGGTCCGCCGTAACGTCCAGCAGCGGCAGTTCCTCGGCCGCCTGGCGGGCTGTCTCGGTCTGGATGACCGCTTCCACCTCGGCCATGGTGGCGGACGCCGTCAGCGCCATCTGGGACCGCTCGACGACTGCCGAGGCGAGCAGCGGGGACGAGTGGCCGGGCACCGGCACGGCGAGCACCGCGCGCAGCTGCCAGTTTCCCGAAGGGCCCTTGCGCATGTGGTAACTCGGCTGCGTGGCCATGAAGACCGCGCGGTCCCACTCGGACAGCCACGGGGCCGCTGCGCCGCTGAACCACATGCCGCGCTCGTTCATGCCCACGGTGACGATGCCCGCCACGGTGCGGGTGTCGTCGAACTGGCACGCGGACGTCTCGCACTCGGCGCCGTCCCGGTGGTGCCCCGCGTTCATGGTGAACGCCCCGGCCTTCACGGTGGACCCGTCGTTCAGGGTGAAGCGCTGGCGCAGGAAGTGCGTGGTGTCGATGCGACCAAGACCGTCGATCGTGATCTTCTTCGCGAAGCCCGCGTGAGCTTCGCCGGCCTGCGCCACCCAGCCGAAGATCCGGCCGTTCGAGTAGTTGACACCGGGGCCGCCGGGCGGCAGTTCGTCCACGGTCGGTTCGGCGAACCACTCGGCCGGGAAGGCAGGCGCTTCCTTCAGCGTCTCAAAGGCACTGGCGATCAGGTCATCCATGTTCTGGTCCTCGGTTTCCTCGGTGTCGGACGCCACCATCCGGTCGTCCCCGTCCGCCAACCGGTCATCGGTCATGACGTGGTCGGCCCGGACCGAAGTGGTCCGGTCGGTGTAGAGACCGCGCGCCAGCCGGACCACTTCGCCGCGCTGCGCCGCGCGGGCCAGGTGGCGGTGCACGGCGGTCAGCGGGACCTTCAGGAACTGCGCGACGCGTGCCGCACCAACAGGGGTGTTGCTGCGACGCACGTGGCGTAGCACGCGCTCGTAGTCGCTCGACTGGGACGCGGTCAGCGTCTCTTCCCCCACAGCCTCGGCCGAGGCGAACATCTCGGCGTCGTCCAGCACGATGCGCGCGTTGGCGTAGGCCGGAATGCTCACGAGCGTTGCACCACGGACGCGGCCACGCGTGATGCGGACCAGGTAGTCCCCGCTGCGCTGCTCGTCCACCACCACCCCGTCCGGTGCGTCCGGCTGTCCGGCCGCTGCGGTGAGCACCGAGGCCGGGACCTTCCCGTCCGCCGCAACGAGCATCGCAACGCGCTGCGACGCGATCACGGTGGACGTCCCGGACGCGGTCAGCGTCGGCTGAGTCTCGCCGTCCAGGGACCAGCCGCCATCCGGCAGCGGCATGACGGACGCCGTGATCAGCTTGGTGGTGAAGGCTTCGCCGCCCGTGGCGTCCACCATCTGAATGTCCACGTCGTCCAGGTCCACGCTGACGCCGAGCGGGGCACCCTGGGCAAGCAGCATCGCGGCTTCAGCCCCGGCCTGCTGTGTCAGGTACAGCACCCCTTCACCCGGGATCCGGTCGCCATCGCGGCCGATGGTGTGGATCGCGCCGGCCAGCTCTGCACCGTCGTGGCCGCCGCGCATCTCGTCCGCGTACTGAAGCGGCCACGGGCCCGGACCGTCCCAGAAGAGCGCACCGGGCGTGAACAGGCGGCCGTCCCCGGTCTGCTGGTTCTCGAAGGCCAGCGCGGTGTCACCGGGGGTGGACCAGGTGACCAGCGCGGGTGCTGAGTCCACAGCCAGTTCCGCCATCGGTTCATCCGCGAAGTCGTCCGGCACGTCGGACAGCGTCAGTGGAAAGTCGGTGTAGTCACAGCCGAAGGCCACCCGGATCCGGTCGAACGTGAGCGGCCCGGTGCCGTTGTCCAGTGCTGCCTGGTCGGCCGCGCCATACGTCGCGGTGACGTGCGGGGACCACGGGGTGTGGTTCATGGGCAGCTCGTACCCGAGGTCACCCACCTGGTAGCGGATCTCACCGTGGACGTCGGCCAGCCGAACCGTGTCGGCGTCCTGATCGTCCCCGATGTTCCACACCCATGCCGGCTCGGGCCCGCTGCTGTTCCAGCGGGCCACCCCGAAAGCACGTGCCTGTACCGGGGACAGCCAACCGGCCGCGCGGCCCACGGCGTTGATCAGGTTCACCCGCTGCCGGTCGGTCCAGTCCGCCGCGTCCCCGAGGTAGGCCAGCGTCACGTGCAGCTGGTCCACCGGCTCACCGCCTTCGATGGCCATCCGCTCGGCGTCCGCCACGCTCGGCATGAGCGCCACCATCGCACCCGTGTGCACGTCAGCGGCTGCTGACAGGTCGTCGTCCCGGTTCATGCTTGCGGTCCCTTCGATGGCAGGCGCGGCCGGTACAGCCGCACGCATGATGCAACGGCACTGTATCGTCAGGTCCGCCGGGGCGGCCGGGTCACCGGGGTACATCATCGGCGTACCGCCCACGTCAAACGGATCGTCCAGCAGCTGAAGCTGACCGTTCGCGTCACGGTGCGCCTGCCGCACCCTCTCGTCATTGCGCGTCAGCCACTGCTTCACCAGCGGCCGGTCCGGTCCGGTGAGCACCTGCGCGGCAGCCAGTGCACCGGCGTTCCACGCGCGGGTGGACTCGGTCTGCGCGATGCGCTCGGCGCGCACCGGCCCCAGCTGCGCCCCGGTGTCGTTGAACGCGGCGATCATCCGGGCCTTCAGCTCGGGCAGCGACTCACCCGCACCAACACCCTCGGCAAGCACCTGGATCGCGTCGGCGGCCAGGTGGTCCCCCACCGCGTCCACCAGCATCGTCGTGGCTTCCAGGTACGGTGCCAGCTGCCGGTCCAGTTCCTCGGGCGCGGGGACCGTCTCGTCCAGTTCCTCGGCGGCCACCGCTGCGGACCTGCCGGCCAGCGACCGCAGGCGGCGCATGAGCCCCGGTACCCGCTTCGTCCACATGTCTTTGATCCGGGACACGCTAAAGGCTGCTGCCACCAGTTCGGTTGACGCGGCCACCGCGTCAGCGAACTCGGACGCGGTCAGCGTCAGCGCCGCCTGGACGTCCTCACGAAAGCCTGCTTCCAGCTCTTCCAGCAGGGCTTCCAGCTGCTCGTCCGTCATACCGTCACCGCCGTACGGTCGGCCACCTTCAGCTGCGCCAGCAGCCGAGGCACGTTGTCGAAGTCGTGCGCGGCACCGGTCACCAGCAGCGCGCTGACGTACTCGTCCAGTGCTGCGGCCAGCGCCACCGGGTCCTGCCCGTACCGCGCCGCAATGTCCGGCACCCGGACCCATGCGTCTTCCAGCAGCCGGTGCGCCACGATGTTCTCGCGCGGCACCGGGTGGCGGGTGTGCACGGTGGCCGAGGCCAGCAGCTCACGCGCCGCTGTACGGGCCGGACGCGGCACGGCAGGTGTCAGCAGCAGCTTCCGGCCAGCCACGCCGAGCGCAGCCCACACGAGCCCGTCCACGGCTTCCGCAAGAGCGGCGCTGGTGTCCGCCGTGAAGCTGTCCAGCACCGCGTTGCCGGTCGGGTTCAGCAGGGACAGGCTGGTGGCCGTCTTCACGGCTGCCGCCAGTTCGACGTCCGACACGGACGACTCGGCAGGCGGCGCCTGGGTCTCGTTCACGGGCAGTGTCCCTTCCTCGGTGGCGGTGTTCTCGCGGCTGCGGCGCGGTGCGCCCACGGTCGGTGCGTCCTTCTCGGTGAAGCCCAGCTCACGGCGCGCGGCCTTGGCGCTGATCAGCCCTTCCCGGAACGCTTCCAGCGCGCTGGCGCTCTTGTTGCTGGACGACCGAAGGCCGGACGTGTCGTACCAGACCATCCATTCGTCGGCGTCGGGCACCTTGTCGAATTCCAGCAGGGGCTGAAGCCACTCGGTGGTGAGTGCCTGGCAGACCAGCGCCAGCTTCGGTTCCGCACCCATGCGCAGTGCCTCGGCGGTGAGGGCCCATGCGCCCCAGTGCGACGCGTCCCCGAGCCCCAGCAGCACTTCCGCCGGGACGTCCGCCCCGGTGGCGAAGCGGCGGATGGCTTCGTCCCGAAGCTGAATGGCCATCGCGTCGAACTCGGACGTGAACTGCAACCACTTCACGCCGCTGATCAGGTCGCCCGGAACCTCAATCACGATGGGCACCGTGGCCGCCGCTGACTCGGGTTCCCGGATCGCCGTGGAAGCCACTTCAATGAAGGTTTCCAGCAGGCTGTCTTCCGCTTTGTCCTGACCGGGCGTCGTGGGGAAGCGGGCCCCGGACGGCACGAGCAGCAGCCCGCGCCCGGTGATGCGCGACCGCGCGATGGCGGCCACCGCAGCGTTCAGCAGCCGCAGTTCTTCCAGGATGACCAGGGACCTGATCACGGGGCTGGTGGCCTGTTCCCGGCGGCGCGGGGACGGCTTCCACACCCGCATTGCCACCGGGGTGTCCGGGCCCATGTTCGGATCGTCAGGGTCGTACTCGGGGATGTCCAGGTCTTCGCCTTCGATGGTGGCGCGCACCTTGCCCCGCTGGACCTTCACTTCCTCGGTGGACAGCACCACCCACTTGTCCCCCGCGAAGCTGTCCGACTCTGGGTTAGGGACGATGATCAGCCATGAGTCACCGGCCACCGCAAGCTGCGTGCCGAAGTCGGACAGCAGGTTGGACTGGCCGGTGGCGCCGCCCGCGATGGACGCCACCAGCTCACTGGCGCGGCTGCCCTCGGGTGCGGCTTCCACTGATCCGTCCGGGCCGCGCTTGCCGGCGAACAGGGTGGCGCCGGACATGGCGTTGGACACCCAGTCCGCGTAGGTGCCCACCTCGGGGACCGTCTCGAAGAAGTCCCAGGCCAGCGCGGCCTGGCCGCTGTTCTTACCACCGCCGCCGCCGCCCTTGCTTTTTGTCAGGATCCGCGTGGCTGCGGCCGTGATGCTCTCGATTGCACCCATGGGCGGTCAGTGTCCCCTCGGTTCGTGACCGGGGCGCGAGTCGTCCCAGCGGTTCAGCAGTGCCTGGATACCGGCGACCGCCCAGCACTCGACGGCGTGGACTATCAGCGGTGCCTTGCCCCACTGGCCGGCTGCGGTCAGGTAGACCAGCGTCGTGATCATCGACAACCACCAGCCGGTGCAGTACGGGCAGCTGATGAGCTGACGGACGAAGGTGCGGAAGCGGTTGGACCGGCCCGGACGGATGCCGTCCATGTACCAGCGTTCCAGCCAGCTGTCCGGGGTCCCCCGTAGCTTGTCCCCGATGGTGTCCCACACCACCAGCTGCGTAGCGCGGTAGGCGGCGAATCCCAGTGCGGCCAACGTCATGAGGTTCTGCACGTCTTTCCTTCCGTCAGTCCCGGTGTGTGGCCAGCTTACCGGGGTTGCGGGGCGGCCCCAGATACGGGCTGAGACCCCAGGACGTTGCGGGTGCGGCACTTATGGCAGAAACGTCTTCGCTGGTCAGGGCCTTATGGCAGCAAATACCAACCTTCCCTATGTGAACGGTTTTTGTGTACGGGGCCCTAGGTACCACGCAGCGTGCGCGCGCGGGCACATGTAGTAGTGCCGTAGGTGCCTGACGTAAAAACACGTACGTATAGAAAGGTTGGCTGGCGCTGCCACAACGGCCTGACCTGCAACGATGCCCCGGCCGTTTCTGCCCACTTCTGCCGCACACGCAACGTCCGGGGGTCCTGATCACCCGTCAGAGTGGCCCGGACCCCCGGTTGTTGGCGTCAGCCAGTGACCAGCGCCAGGCCGGACGCGGACGCCAGCCTGTTCAGGACCCGGTTGGCGGTTGCTTCGCCGTCCCCCACCTCGTTGATCGTGATGTTCGCGACCAGCCCGGCCGCTTCCTTCACGCGCCGCTTCGCCCCGTTGGCGATGGCCCGATCCTTGGACTCACGCGACCAGATGTGCCCTTCGTCGAACGGGTCCCCCGGCTTCCACCCCTGGGTCACGCCGGCCGCAGTGGACATCACCGAGGGGATCGGGCTGGTGAACCCCTCGGCCACGCTGCTCGCCATCTGCTTGGACGCGGACGTGACCGCCGCGCCCATCGAGTCGATGCCGTTGACGAGACCCTGGCCGGTGTTCTGTCCGATTTCGTAGAACAGCTTGGACGGGGACGCGATGCCCAGGAAGTTCTTCGCAGACTCGACTGCATCTGATACGGTGTTGCGTACCGCGTTGATCAGGTTCTGTGCTACCGAGATGACGCCGTTCTTGAGCCCGTTCAACAAGTCTTTGCCCGCGTTGTACAGGGTCGTCCCGAGGTCCCCAAGCCCCGTTTTGATCCGTCCCGGAAGTTCCTTGAAATACTTCAGGACGTTGCTGGCCGTGGTGGACACCACGGTGATGATGCGGTCCTTCGCATCGTCGAACTTCTGCTTGGCCGCGATCACGAACATGGCCAGCTGGAAGACCACATCGTCCTTCAGGTCCCGGAAATACTGGACGATATCGGTCCAGATGTTCGAGACCGTCTCGGTGGCGTTGTCGTACAGGTCACTGAAGTACCCGACCACGTCTTCCCAGAGCTGCTTCACCCACCCACTGGCGTCAGACCAGAGCTGTTCGAAGAAATCAGCAACCTTGGCCCACATTTCGGACACCGTCTCGATGGCGCTGTCCTTCATGTCCGTGAAGTTGTCTTTGAAGTCGGTGACGAAGTCCACGATGGACGTGATGACGTCCGTGGCCTTTTCGATGATCTTCGTCAACACCTTCACGATGCCTTCGATGACCGGGACCACAGCAGTCAGCGTCAGCCACTTGATCACCTCGGCCGCGAACTGGATGATCGGCGCGATCGCTTCCACGATCAGGACCACCAGCGGCGCCAGCGCTTCCACCAGTCCGATGATGGGATCGATCAGCGGCAGGATCGCGCCCAGTACGGCCAGGAAGGCATCGATGATCGGCGGCAGGATCGGCAGCAGCGCGTCCACCAGCGCCGTGATCAACGGGGCGAAGGCTTCCACCAGCCGCGCGATGATGGGTGCGATGGCTTCCAGAATCGGGGCGAAGCCTTCGATCAGCTGAGCGATGAGCGGCGCCAGCGCGGTCGCGATGGTGCCCACGGTCTCGGCCAGCGTGAGCAGCAACGGCGCCAGTGCCGTGATCACGCTGCTGAGCACATCACCCAGAATCGGGATCAAAGGGGACACGGCCTTCACGAGCGTCAGGAAGGCGTCCACCAGCGGCGGCAGGATTGGCAGGATGGCGTCCAGCGCGGCCGTCAGGACGTCAGCGATCACGCCCGCCACCTGCGCGATGATCGGGGCCAGACCGGACGCCAGCTGACTGATCAGGCTGGCCACCACCGGCAGGATGGGGGTGATCGCGTTGACGATCTGGGTGAAGGCCGGGGCGACCGCCTTCACCACGGTGAGCACCGCACCGAGGGCAGCACCCAGCACGCCGCTGACGCCGGCCAGCAGGCTGAAGATGGATTCCAGAATCT